GTCTCGCGTCACGCGGCCGTGCGGCGCGGAATCGGCAAGGTGTTATGCGGCAGGCCCGCCGCTATCGAGAACCGCATAATCACTGGTTCTCAGCCCAGCCGTTCGAGAAACGCCCGCAACGTGTCGGCAGCCCGGCGGGAGAACGTCGTCGGCATTGACTCGCACTCCATGATCGCCCATCCAATCGCCTCCTGCTCCTCGTCGGTTAGCGTGGGCATCATCCTCCGCTCGTCCAGCCGCGCACGCAACCCAGCGATCTCAGTGATTGCGTCACGCAGCACCACATCGGCGTCGTCGATGTCCGATGTCTCCATCCATCGCATCAACCGCGAGAGAACGTCCGCCATGTGACAGCCTCCATAGCGACGTACATCACCGCCACCCACGCCAAAAACGCATCCGGTGGCATCGCATCCACAAGCGTCATGAGCTCGCTCATGCCAAGTCTCCTCGAAACCGTTCAATCGGCCACGACGCCCGGATGCGTTGGCACGCCTCCTCAATCTCAGCAGGCGTCGGGAAGTACTGCTCGCCTCTTCGCAATCCGCCGGTAGCCGTTTTACGTGTTAGCCCCAGCTTGTGAGCGTAGTTGCGGATGCACGTCACAGACACCTTGTAGTGCACCGCCATCTGCATCAGCGTCACTGCGTCGTCCGCCCACAGCCGGGCAAACTCCTGCTCATCGGCAGGGGCGAACGACGCTACACGTCCGTACCTCATGCGTCCTCCGCCAGCGGCATGATGACGCCACGGTACTCGCCGCACGACAGCGTGACGGCACCGCCAGGCCCGGTCGCATGGATCGAGACGTTCGGCTCCTCGTCGGCCGGCAGCCCCTGCAGGTAGTCCCGCACGAAGGCCGGGTCCAGCTTCACCTTGCACGCCGTCCCGGCCTGCACCACCGAGCACTTCGCCTTGCTCTCGCCGTACTCGCTCGAGCGGGCCGTGAGCGTCAGCGTCTCGCCGAAGTCGTACGTGACGCCCTTGCTCTGCTCGCTGGCCACGACGGCCGCAGCCCTGGTCGCCGACAGCAGCTCCTCGCGCTCCACGACGTGCGGCTCAGTGCTGGCCTCGGGGAACACGTCGCGCCACCGGGGGAAGCGGCCGTCCACGATGCGGGCCGTGAGCACGCCGCCGTCGAACGTGAACACCACGTCGCTGTTCGTGGCCTCGATCTGCACCGAGCCCTCGCTGCGTTCGCTGAGCGTGGCAGCGATGCGAGCCGCCACGGCCGGCACGAGCGTCTGCGAGTCGTCCACAGCCTGGTCCGTCTCCGTCTGCACCGCCGAAAGCCGCCGGCCGTCCGTACCCACGAACGTCGGATCCCCACCCGTCACGTCGATGAGCACCGCACCCAGGGCGTAGCGGCTCGACTCGTTGTCCGTGGCGTACGACACCGCACGCACGGCACGCACGAACTGATCCGCCGGCAGCCGGCAGACGGGCGTGGCGTCCACGGGATCCCACGTCGGGTACTCTGCCACGTCCTCGGTGGGCAAATCCCACTTTCCCCTGCCGCACTTGATCGTGACGGTGCTGCCCTTCGGCGTGAGCGTCACTTCGTCGTCGTACTTGCAGGCCCGCAGTATGGCCGTGAGCCTGTCGGCCGGCAGCAGCATCGGCTCGCACTGCTCGCCGATCTCACGGTCGATGCGGATCTCCAGGTCCGTCCCGGTGATGAGCCCGTCGCCGATGCGGACGTTCCGCAAGATCGGCTTCGGGGCGCGCGGGCTGACAGCCCTGGTCACGTCGTTCAGTGCCGCCAGCAGCGTGCCGGCTCCAATCGTCAGCCCCGCCCGTTCCTTCGTTGCCGTAGCCATGTCACGAATCCTTTCGCGTAAGTGCAATCCCTACAAAAATGCCCAGTGCGAACGTCGCAGCGAGCGAAAACTGACCAACAGAAAGCCAGACCCAATCGGTGATGCTCATAGTGCGGCCCCCGCATCGGTGTCGTCGTCTTCGAGCAGCGGCCACTTAGCCTGGCTGGCCGCCTCGCCGTGCTCATAGGCAACCGCCTGCTTAACGAGCCGAGTCTGCATCTGCAGCACCAGGTCGGCAGTCTGAAGCAGCAGCGACGCCCCGAAGTTCAACCGGGCTCGGCTGGCTCCGTCGCTGGCCTTGGTCACGGCGGCCTGCGCCATCGCATCGGCGTAGATCCGCAGGCTGGCCACGATCTCGTGCGGACGCATGCTCATGACACCACCTCGATGTTGCGGGGCTTGCCGGGCGTGCGGCGGATGAAGCCCTTTCGCTCTAGGGCGTCGAGATGCACCGTGGCGGCGTGCGGCGACTTCGCCCCGATGGCGGCGGCAATCTGCCTGCACGTCGGGCTGTACAGGGCCATGTTGGCCCGAATGAAGTCCAGCACTTCCTGCTGGCGAGCGGTAAGCCGCTCCTTGGCTGTCTGCGTCATAGGTCCTCTTCCTTGAGTTTGAGGCTGGATGCAAGCGCGGCGACCTCGGCGGGCCGCCGGTACGGGGCTGGTGCCATTCGTGCGAACTCGGCCGCCTTGCGATCCAAGGCCGCCTTTCGCTCCACGTCCTCGGGACGCTTGCCGGTCTCCCGGTTGGTGCCGCCCTTGTCCTGGCACCGCTGCAGCCAGCCGACGATAAACCGACGCCAGTTGCGGCGGCCCGCCCGGCTCGGGTTCGCCTTCAGCCAGGCCGTGGCCTTGGCAAGCTCCTGAGCGAGCACGGCACCGGGGTACGCCTCGGCCCACTCACGGCGGTCCTCGTCCGTGATGCCGGCCCACCCGGCTTCAGCCGTCCACGCCACTTTGGGCTTCGACGGCGTGCGAGACGCCTTTGGCGGATCGCTCGTCGGAACCGGCGCAGCCGGTTGTATTTCTTCTTCTGTCCTCTCCTGTCCTGTCTTCTCCTGTAGTGACTCCGCACCGTCACCACCCTGTGACGGTCCACCGTCACGCGAGCGCCACCGGTAGGAATCCTGCCGCCTAGCGTGCATTGCACGGGCCTTGGCAGCCTGCGAAAACCGCTTTTCCCAGCCCTCGATGACGATGGTGCCGTTCAAAAACGTCACCCAGCCGACTCGCTCAACAGCGAGCCAGAACGCTTCGTCACCTCCCGCCACGGCAGCGACACGCCTGGGCGTTGCCCGGATCGTGCCGTCCGACGAGTTGAGCGCGGCCCATGACCACAACTGAATGAGACGCCAGCAGACCGCCTCGACGGGCAGCCCGGTGTCGTCCACCAGCTCGAGCACCTCGGGCTTCGTGCCCAGGTTGCAGTCAAGGGGAATCCATTCACCGGCCATCAGGCACCAGCCTTTTGCAGCTTCATGCTGCCGCCAAAGGTTTCGTAGATCCGTGCCCACACTTCACGGCGTGGAACAAAGACGCACTCGCTGTGGTACTCGCTGCCGTTCATGCGGGTACGCTGCGTGCTGACCTTGTATTCATCACGCCACGATTCCCAGTGTTCAGTGAACACGCCGCAGAGCATTGGGAACGGAATAAGGCAGTAGCGGCCCGTCTCCTTCCACAGCCAAAGAACGTAGTCGCACCGCTTGTTCGTATCGCGCGTCCAGCCGACGATGCCCTTCTCGACAACCGACCACGTTTCCAGCGCTAGGTCGTCCTCGTCGGGATGGGTAGCGGCCCAGTCTTCCTCACGCACCTTGGCATCAACTGCCAAGTGCTTGGCGTTGGTCATCTCGACCCACCAATCAACGCCAAGGCGGTCGTTCTCTCTGGCCGCTGGGTGTGCGTGCAACGCGCCTGGAATGGCCGACAGAAGCACGTCTCGGACATCAACAGTCGCCGCGTGACCAGATGACATCAGAAGCTGCTGGCCGAAGTCGTATTCATTTGGAGGCATCAGTGTTCTCCCCCCAAGCGACCCAACCGGGCCGAGACGACCGCGAAAACATTTCCAAAAACGGGCCTGGGCTGCATGACTCGACAAGTTCAAGAAATGCAGGCGGCTTACTGCTGTGCCCGGCTGGGCCGCGATCGGCCTTAAACACGGTGCCAACGTCCTTACGCTTCAGCGGCTGACTGCCCTTTACGCCGAAGAGGACGTGCTCGGTCTGCCCCCGGAAGTAGTTGCCCATCCCGAAATACGGCTTTACCCATGTGATCGCCGTGATGTACCGAAAGCCCCACGCCTCAAGTAGGCGGAAGCCCTTCGGTAGCGAGCGGTTCGTGATCCATAGGTAGATGTGGCAGTCGTCGTCGGCCAGGCCGCCAACGTCGAGCTTCTCAAGCTGCTCAATTGTCATCGTGCTGTAGTCAGGGCGAGCGCGGCCAAGCTGGTCTTGGTCGCCTTCGTCGCCCCAGTCCCAAGGCGGATCGATGACGATCGTGGCGTACTTCGCCTGTGCGACAGCGGCGGCCTTCTCTGGCTCAGGCACCGCGGCGATCTTCTGACGGTTCTCTTCGCGACGGGCTTCGCGGGCCTGTTCCTTTAGCTCGCGTTTTACTCTCAGGACTGGGCGACCTTCTTCAACGGCCTTTTTCAGTTCAGGCGTTTTTTCGACCTCGTCGTAAAACTTTTCCGCACGCTTTACCGTAGCCGGGCTTACACCGTGTCGCTTTGCGAGAGATTCAGCAGTTGAACAAACTGGATCATTTTGACCCAGTTTTCTCGGCCGACCTTCCTTGCGCTTTCGTCGCTTGTATGTTCGACCAAGGATGTGCGTGAATGCGTCTGGTGAAAGGTTTCGTCGGCCGAGCTGGTTGTTGTCCATCCAGTCTGCGGCTTCATCTCTGCTCTCAAACCGCATCTCGTGGATGTCAAACGGCAGCCCCAGCCGGGTGCAAATCTCGTAGCGGTTGTGACCGTCGAGAAGCGTGAGCGTTCCTTTGCTGGCCCACACCACAAGCGGGTCTCGAGCACCGCCGTGCTCGGTGATGTTCTCTTCCAGCTGCTGACGCTCTTCGGCCGACAGCGGCGGGATGAGTGCGGCAAACTCGGCGTCAACGATGATGTCTTCAAAAACCTGGGGCATATCCCTGCCTCCTTGCGTTGCGTTTTGAACCCGTCCCTACCGTGGCACACTCGTCAAGATGCGATTCGCCAAACCGCCGCCATTCGCCCGCTCGTCGTCCTCCTGGTGCCGCACTCGACGACGAGCCCGGCCCGTGCCAGTTCTCCACGTCGTGGCCGCTGCGTGCTCGGGTTCATGCCGAGCTTGTGCTGCATCTCCTCGTCGGTGAGTCCTTGCGGCCACGCCGCCAAGAGCTCGAGCACGCGCCGCTGCATGGCGTTCAGCGTCGCCGGGCTCAGAGAGTCGGCCGCTGCGGCAGAAGTGATCGTGCCGTTTGACGGGGCACGCTGAGTGAACAGCGGGCCAGCCGGGGCGTCTTCGATGCCGTAGTGGTTCACAACGAATCCTTTCGTGTATTGGCCGCGTCTCGTGCGGCACCCGGCGTCGGCCTTGGGTATGGAGTGCAAGCCAATCCGACGCTGCGGCGATTACGAAGGGATTCACCGCAACCCTGCTCGCCGGCCATGCATGACGGCCGGAACGCCACGAGCCTGGCGTGACTACCAATCCCCTCCGTAGCGAGCGGACATTCGGTCGATCCATTCGTCTTCGCACCCGGCCTTGTAGGCCGCCTGGCCGTAGCCGGGCCGCACCGGGACATGGCACGGTCGTGCCCCGTCATCCTGCGTCGCCTCGGCCACGTCAGGCGTCGGGATCTCCCCATCAGCCCGGTGTCTAGCGACAGCGTCGGCGTCTCGAATCGGCTCGCTCATGCCGTCACCTCGTGCTCGGCGGCCTCGTGCGGGAACTCCGTGCCGCTGTCCTCGGAGCCGATCAGCATCTCGGCCTTGTGGTGGATCAGGGCCACGAGCTCGTCCTTGGCGGCCTCGCTGAAGACGCCCTCGGCGTGCCGCTTGTCCACCAGCGTTCGGATGGCGTCCAGCATCTCGAACGTCGTGGCCCGGCTGACCGCCAGGCGGGCCTTGCCCATCGGGTCCTCGGGCACCACCGGGGCCGCCGCCGTCACCTTGACCACGCTGGGCGTGGCCGGTTTGGCCGCTTCTTTGGCCGGTTCGTTGGCCGGATAGTCCTGGGCCTCCTCGGCCGTCACCAGCCCCTTGAGCACGTCGGGGAAGGCGTCGCGCAAGGCGAAGCCTCTGGCACGCAGCTGCAGCATCCGGCGTGGGTACTGCGTCCACGGGCCAGACTTACCCCACAGGCCGGCCCGTTTGGCGTCGGCCACGCTGAACCGGCCCACGGTGGGCTTGTCGTAGCCCCGCCGCTTGGCCTCACAGGTGGCCGCCATGGACTCGCCGTCGCCCTCGATCTGCTCTCGGACGTACTCGCAGACCGGGCTCGCCATGGCCACGGCCAGGGCGGCGTCACCCCAGATCGCCGGCCGCCCGTTAATGCAGGCGATGTTCTGCAGGCTCTGCATCGGGCTCAGGCCGATCTCGCTGCCGTGCTGGATGGCCAGCAGGCAGGACTCCGGCTTGCCCCTGAAGTCCTTCGGGGCGAAGTCCGACTTGGCCACCATGGCGGCGAACCTGAAGGCGTCGTCGAACGTGGCAAGGGCCAGCCCCCTCGTTGGCGTCGTGTTTGTGGAAATCTCCGTGGTCATCTCTGCGTCCCTTTCTGCGTGTGAAAAGTCCCGCTCGGCGTCCTGCGTTGCGGGTGGTCAGTGCGTCCGTGCAACCCCGGTTCCACCGGGCTCCTTCCGACGACTAGCTCCGCTGGCCGCCGGTCCTTTCGCGATTCGCGAAATGCGAACTAGTGCGTCACATCCCGGGCCGACACGGCGAGCCAGCCGCCGCCCACGTCCAGCGTGAGCCGGTCGCCATCTGTCCACTCGATGCGGCCCTGCCACCGCTTGCCGGCGGTGCAGCCGCTCACGAAGTCGCCGACGGCGTAGGTGCGGGCCGGTGCGGGGCTCGGGGTCTGCTCGCCAAGGCCGGCGATGGCGGCGAGGTATTCGTTTTCGTGGGGGCTGCTGGGGTTCAAAATCATGGGGGCTCTCTCCTTGAGTTAGGTAGTGTACGGGTGTCCACTACGCGGGCAAGATGCTGTACGAAGATTCCAGTTCTGCGGTGTTAGTCCTCCCCTGTGCGGCGTGCCGCTACCGTCACTTCCGTGGATAGGGTAGCGTTAGCGTCACTTCTGTCAACCAAGAAACCTGAACGGGATGGCGGCCAGCAGTTCGAGCAGGTCGTGCAGGGCTCGAGCAGCCGGCGAGTCGGTGCCGAGCTCCTGGCCGATGCGGATCAGGACGAGCGACTGCAGGGCGTGGTTCCAGTGGCGGTGCATGGTGTGGCCCTCCTTGGCCCTAAGAAGTTACTTGTGTTTGCGAGGAATCTGCTGCTGCCGATTGCACTCAGCGACAAATGCAGTTGAGTCGCCGTCGCTTTCGCGCTCCATGGCTGCCATGAGTGCAAGACGTGACACACCTAGCTGTTTTGCCACTTGCCTGATCGCCAAGTCGTACGCAGCGCCAGCTACACCAGCGATGACGCCGTCGATTGCAGAAAACTGCTCAACGTCATCGTTAAACATCATGTTCCAGAGTCGCACGCCCTCATCAGCAACAGCAGACCAATCGTCAAACTTTTCCGCCAGTTCTTCAAAATGCACATGGATATCGTTGCAGGTGTCCGAATCGTTTGCTTCGTCAGCCCACTGCATAATGCGTTTTTCTGTGTCGGTCGGTTCTGGCTTGTGCATGGCAACAGCTCCTTTACGACAAGCGTATCAGCCTTGAGTCTCATTCGCTCGCATGCCCCTAGTGTAGCGTTATCGTTACTTGGGGCAAGGGGGCTTCAAAAGATTTTTTTGGGTGCGGTTTCCCCGTGGGTTACTGAGGTTTCCGCTTCCGCTTGGGCTTCGGATCAGCCGGCCGCTCGTCCTTCCGCAGGTTCGAGCGGGTGGTCAGGCTGGCCTTGAGGGTCAGCACGTCGGCCTTAAACACCAGCCACGCCCGCTCGCCGGCCTTCCAGCCACGCAGCCTGGTGTCCCCTTCGCCCAGCAGGCGACGCAGGTAGCCCTCTGTGCAGCCCGCCAGCTTCACCGCTTCGGAAATCGTGATCCACTCTTTGTCCGGGCTCGCCAATGCAACCATGCTCCCATAGTAACGCAAGCGTCACCTGCGTCAAACCGACTCGCCTTGCCGCTCTCGCTCGAATCTCTGTACAGTATCGCAGCCGGCCGAAACCGGCGATCTTTCTAGCGGATGGGGTGTAGTTCGTGATTGTGTACACCTGTACAGATGGGTATGCTTGGGCAAAACAAAAGGTGCTTAGCCATGACACTCAAAGAGCTCTTTCTAGACCGGATTGCCCCGCTGAAAAACCTGAGCGACCGGAGCATCACGATGTACTGCTCCACGCTGGACAGGTTCGCAGACTACCTCGGCCACGAGCCTACCGTGGACGACCTGGACGACCTGGTGGCGTCCAAGTTCCTCCGGTGGCGGGCCGCCACGGTCCACGACAAAAAGCGGGGCCTGATCTCGCCGGCCAGCCTGGCGAAAGACTCCGCCCACCTCCGCAGCCTGTGGACGTGGCTCGCCAAGAAGCGGTGGAAGAAGACGAACGGCGAACTGCTGGAGTTTCCAGACTACGCCCGGCCTAGGGTGCCGAAGCCGGTCCCGAAGGCGTACAAGGCCGAGGAGCTCAGCCGGCTGATCCAGGCCGCCCGGCACCGCAAGGGGCTTGTGGCGGGCAAACCGGCCGCCTGGTACTGGATCACCAAACTGACGGCGATGTTCCAGACCGGGGAGCGGATCGGGGCGGTGCTCGAGCTCCGGTGGGCCCAGGTCGATCTGGAGCAGCACACCCTGACGTTTCTGGCGGCCAGCCGCAAAGGCCACAGAGAGACGATTACGCGGCCGATTACCCCGGCCCTGTCTCAGATGCTGGCGATGCACCAAGGGGCTCCTAGCGAGCGTGTGTGGCCCTGGCGGGACGACCGGGAGATGCTGTCCTGCTACGGCTCGCTCAAGGTTTTGTGCCGCACGGCGGGCGTGCCGTACAAGCCGTTTCACGCCATCCGCAAAAGCACGGCCTCGTACCTGAAGCGGGCCGGCGTGTCAGCCAAAAAGCAGTTGGGGCACAGCAGCGAGGAGATGGCCGAAAACCACTACTACGACGAGGAGATCACGGGACGTGAGAGCAACCTAGACCACCTGCCTGACATCACGCAGCCGCCCCCCGGCGGCCCCGGGAAGCCACGGTAGCCCGGGCACGGGCGAGCGGCCGGGGGAAAGGGAGAAAACCCCAGCCGCTCAAGCCCGGCCCGGCTCAGTCCTTGGCGTGGCACCGCCACCAGTAGAGAGCCCGTACGTCCTCGCGTCTGGCACGCTCCAACGCCGCGTCGCCTTTCACCCGCGACAACTCCCGTAGCAGCCGCAGCACATCAGCCGCGAGCGTACCGCTTGTCCCCGTGAACGCACCGGAGAATCGACGCGCCCGCATTTCGCACTCCCGCAGGTAGTCGCCGGTAAGCGGCTCAGGCATCCTTGCCCTCGTCGAAAAGCACGATAGCCAGCAGGCTATACGCAGCGAGATCCAGCAGCGTGTCTCGCACGCCCTCGTGAACGAGCCGGCCGGTGCGGCAGTACGTCTTCAGCCGCTGCACCTTGTCGGCCACCCGCACCATGCAGCCACGCCACGGCTCGATGCCGACGAACTCGGCCCCTTGGCGGATGTTGGCCAGCGGGTCGCTCTCGCTGCCGTAATCTTGGCTCTTGCTCAAGTGAAGCGTGCGGAGCTCCTCGAGGAGGTCGAGAAACGGCAGCGAGCCGGGCCGCTGCTCGTGCTGGATGCCGTCGCCCTTGAGACGCCGCTGCTGCAGCAGGTGCTCGATGTACGGCTCGTCTGCAACCATGCCCCACTCGTCGAGTTGCGTTTCCTCGGCTTCAGCGACAGGTGCCGCCGGATCTGTCGCCGGCTGCGACTCGTCGTACCACTCCTCGTGCGGCTTGCCGGCGGCCTGGGCCTCGCGTCGCTGCTGCACGGCCTGGCGGAGAGATTCGTTGGCGGCCTCAAACGTCGTCGTCATTGTCGTCCCTTGG